ACCCGCCAACCAAAGTATCCACTGCCAAATAAGCTTAGTTACAAGAACTAAATCAGGCTATAAAACCCTTAGGGATTCGCATCCAAGGGATGTGTAACAGATGGTATTGATTTCTATGAAGAAATCTCACGTCAAACCACAACCTTGGAGTGTCCTCCATTTAGACTTATTTTTAGCGTACGTGTCCTAGGAGCGCGTCATTACACTGGCTACATGTAATGGTCCTTACAACACCATTGCTGGCTATCGTGGACTTCCGATCTTAAGCACTTCACTGCTCCTCATTATCTTGTAAGAGAAGGTTCATAAGTTATGTAATCTCTTTCGAGAAGCATAACCTGGCCTCCTGAGACAGGAGAGGTACAAAAGTGAAACTGAATTCACCTACGCTCTTTCCCCCAACCACATTACCGGTCAGGGTCCTTCCTATAACCATTATCCTTAGATAAGGTTAATTATATATTCCTTTTACACTTAACTCTAAGAGTTATATTATTCCACGGAAACCTTTTCTAAGGGTTTTCGCGGGTTTAACTATAGTTAATTTAGGTTGTGTATTTCGAAGATATTGTGCCCATTTCAAATCTCGACATCTATTCAGAGTCGTTACCTTCTCTGTTAACCGCCATTCGGCAAGGTTAATAGTGTCAAAAGAGGAAACTTCCTTTTCGGATTCAAATACTGTCGTGAACACTGCGTCAAGGGCACTCAAAGCTTTCTCCGAATCTTTCAGAGAAGCCTTTAAGGTCATAATTGAACGTTGTATTGTTCCACGAGCAGCATTATAATCATACACCATTGATTCACGGTAATACGAGAACACGGATGTCCAAAGCATAGCCGCAAGCCAAGGGATCAGTTGTTCTGCATAGGGTTCTAATCCTACGGAGTTTAACAACCGAACCTGTCGGAGTATGTCCTTCTCAAGGGCATACTGAGACAAGTAGTGACTAGGAGATTTTAAGGATCTCAACACTTGCATAGCCAACTGCTGTCCCCATTTAATTAGAGGTTTCATTTCTAATTCAAATGTATGGAACACGTTGAACGATGAAGAGTAACACCATTTCGAGAAACTATCCATTTTCGAGAGATAGGTTCCTGGTCGACTAAACCATAATAAGGTTAGCGCCATCGAGCGAGACATTTCGTTTAACGGAGCCGTCAGCCGAGAAACAGCGTTATAGCCATGATCTAAAAATAGTAATATGGAAGCAAGTTTAACAGAATTTTCTTCTGCTAAAGAAACAAGGGAATTAATATCCCACCTTGCTACAAACATCTCCTTCCAAGAAACGGGAGATAAGTCTGTCCCTGCGACAACAAAACGTTTAGCGAACTCAAACGAACCGTTTGTGGACACTATAGATTTTGTCAGGTTGATAGGAGAACCTATTTCCGTAAGGATATCTAGGTAATTCTCCGCGATACTTGAGTTGGCGATAACTACGTCATCACCAAGTACCAGATACAATAATGAACCATTGTATCCCGACCGTCGCCAGGCCATAAAAACTATTAAATGGTGAAAGAGAGCTAACATCGACCACGAGGAATAGGCACCCATAGGTTGGCCTACTGCGTACTTAACATGAGATACTTGTTCAAAAGCAGCAGCATGAAGTACACCTCTACTATGCACATGTGCAATTCGAGTTTGTAGGTATGGGCTTGGGGTAGACACCCCTAGCTGTTTGACCGAAGTCAAACGTTCTTTCCCGAACACGGATGGCAATGAAAACCATCGTGACGTTAAGAACTCTATCCAAGCAGCCGAAGCTTGCTCACCGATAAAGTATGAGATTAGTACTCCTTGTAAATTCACTGGTAGACGGTCAGTGGCAGCAGTAAGATCAAACGAATAAACGTTTTTCACTTTAAGGAGACGAATTTGCGAAGCAAATCTCTCCACTGCTCCCCGCTGATCAAATGTAGCGTCTTGTCTAATCAGACGCAACATACCGAAAATCCCCTCATGAATGGGTCTTAAGATCCATTGTGAGAAGGGATCCAACATTGCAAATACTCGCAGTTTTCCTGCAGGTTCCTGTTTATAGGCAAGTTTACCTATATTACTAGGACCAAAGTCACACTCAGTTAAGAGTGCGGTAATTGGGCCCAGACTAGCAAATAATCGTGCTAGACCTGGAGCTTCAACTACATTTGCTAATTTGGCTCCGTGAATCAAGAAGCCTTTGAATGATTTCTCCCACCCAAAGCCTGCGGCGAACCGCAAGGCCCGAAGGGTTTTAAGTATTGTTAACAAGTGTCCCGAAGGGAATTTCCCTTTTGCCATTTCATTATTCGTAATCGTTGCCACCTTAGG